GGTAGTTTCCACCTCCTAACTCAGAACCAAAGAAGATGCGATCCACGGTCGGCAATGTCATGCTGGTATCGCTGCCGGTGATGACGCCATTGCTTGCGCCAGAAGCGTCGTCAGTCGCAAATGCAAGCGCAGCCCTGACGCCATTTTCCGCAAAATAGGCTGGATACCATTCGGCGGTACGCACGCCCGACAATGTAATTGCATTAACTTGCCCACCAGAGTAATACGAATGTTGGATGGAATTGGCACTTGTGCTGGCGCTGGCTTGCCATGCGCGAGGGAACCCTGACGGCACCGCAGACAGTCTCCTGATGTCGCTGTAAACCGTCCCCGCCGCCTGATTCCAGATCCCCGCAAACGCCGCGCCAGTGATCGACGCCACGTCCGCCGTGCTGCTGGCGGTGAGGGCTCCGGTCGGGACGTGGGGGGCGAGGGGGCCGGTGTTGACCTGTGCGCCCCAGGCATAGACACCGTCGACACCATTCCCGGCAAAACTGGGATCCCGAGCGTTTCTGTCGGAGTCAAGGGCAATAAACACTGGGCCGCCTGTTGTTGCGGACGCGCCAGATGTTGCCGTCAAAAAGCAGCGATACCAGCCATTGGGCAAAGCTTGAATCCCAGCGGTCCCACCTGCGCCCTTGAATCCGACAGAACCAGCCCCGGAAAGAATAAAGTTTGCCCATGCAGTTGAGTTCCCGAAAGCCGAAGTAAAAGCAAACTGGGCCGTAGTGTAACCGCCGGCCTTTAAAAAGAATGACCAAGTATAAAGTGTTGACGAGCTGAAAGAAATGCTGGCATTAAAAGACGCGTGAGAGGCTGTTGTTGTATTTGGGACAAGCAGATCCGCCGTCTGCGCACCGCTTGGCGCAGCGATTACATCCGATGTAACAATTGACTGTTGCTGTGTAAATCCTGCTGATATGCTCTCTGAGTTTGTCTTAAGATTCGTCACCGCATCCCACACCCGCCAGCCCAACGCCGAACCCGTCGCCGGGTCGTACTCGATGAACGGCACGTTAGACGTTGGCTGCACCAGCACGCCCGAGCTGTTGAAGCCCCAGGCTGGCGAGCTGTTCGTGAACGTCACTAGGTCGGCGCCTGTCACCAGATCCCGCACGTTGCCGGTGCGTGCCGGTGCGATGTGCCAACTGGGCACCTCTCGCGCCGCCAGCCACAGGCGGTTCGCGGCAAACCTCGGCACCAGCAGATACGGTCTCATCAGATCTCGATCGTCCGCAGCCGCACCCGATAGCCAGTCCCACTCGCTGGCGTATAGGCCCCGATCGTCTGCAACTGGCCCCACAGGCTCGTCACAGCACTCGCCAGCTGAGCTTCGGCATACACAAACCGCGCCTGGCTGAACAATGTCGACCCCAGATCCTCTGGTGTGCCGAACTCCACGTAACCCATGTAAGCGTCACGATCAGCGGCGACCAGATCGAAAGCCGCATTATCCAGAATCGCGGTCGGGCTGCTGCTGTAGAGATGCAACCGGAACCCAGCCATGCCCGACGGCACTGCCGCTAGGTTGATCATCAACTCAGCGGCGAACACGATCAGATCCCCGCCCCTCGGGCCGACCTGCGTGAACTCATGGATCGCACTCGTCGCGCTGCCCACCACATCCAGGGCCGTGTATGCGTTGGTGTCAGCCGGTCGGGTGAACTGCACCTCCGACCGGAACCCTTGCCCACGGGCTTGGACCGTTGAATCCCCGAAACCCCTACTGATGACCATGCTCGACCTCAAGCGCCCGTTGACCTAGCTTGCCGCGCACCTTCCGCACCCGCCTCTGAGTCGGCGGTTCCTCTATGGCCTCTGCAATGGGCAAGGCCCCAGAAGCTGCCTGAGCAGCCTCCAGGGCCTCACGTTCCCGCAGCCGGCGCCACGCGAACAGGCCCATCAGATCCGACGCAGCAGGACCGTCACCACCATGTTGGCCACAGCGGTCGTGGTACCGGTCACGTCGAAGCTCAGCCGATCACCGGCCGCCAGCTGCAGGTCTGCAGCGGTGCTGGTAAGCGCTGGGCTCTGGACCGTGTTGATGGTGCCTTTAAGGTCGATCTTGGTCGTGCCGAGCAGATCAGCCCCTGCGGTCAGGGCCTGAGTGCCGGTGCACTTCTTGATCGTCGCCGACACGGCACTACCGTCGGTGCCGAGGGCGCCATGCACCTCATGGATCTCCAGAACCTCAAGCGGTTCCGGAGCGATGTAGAACAGCTGGTCAGCAATGCTGCTGGCCTGCGACAGGGTCACGGTCAGATAGTTCTGAACGGCCTGCTCAAATTCACTGGGTTGGGCCATGGGGTGGGTTCCTCAGAAGTTGGGGTCAACGGTGCCGCGAACGACGCCGATGTTCTTGATCTCAAACACCCGCTCCCAGTTGGCAGCGGTCGCCAGCGTCGCGCGGGTCGGGTTCACACCACCGGTCGAGACCTTGTAGCGGGTGCCCATCACGTGGAACAGGTTGTGCCACGTCACGGCCATCGCATCGGACTGCGCCAGGATGTCGCGGTCGGTTTCGGTGTTGATCCCCTGCTGGAGACCAGTACCGACAGCACCGGGAGCGAAGAAGTACACCGCCTGATCGGAACCGCTAACGGTCACGTCATCGGAGACGATCACCCGCAGGCCCATGTAGAACGGCACTTGATAGTCACCGGCATAGGCTGCAGCGACGGAACCAGCGAACGCAGCCGGGTTGGCAGCATTGCTGGTCGCGGCAGTGATCCGGGCCTCAGCAGCCGACACGTAGTCGATCGCCCGACGCTCCACCAGGTCGTAGTACGTCTTGGAGTGGACGCAGACGGCGGTGAGCTTGTCGCCTTGATCACCGAGCAGAGCACGGGCCTGAGCGACGTGACGGGGGGACAGGGGCGAACGGGTGCCGCTGGTGTCGAAGGTCAGCGATTCCAGGGCGGCGCCGCTGTTGCTGGTCAGTGCCCCGAAGTTGCCTTCGAGGGTGGCCAGCAGATCCTTCTGCTGTTGGTTGGTGATGTAGGCGGCGACCTTGTTGCCGATAGCAGCCATCGGGTCAGACCCGGCGGCCAGCTTGGCCAGTTCACGCGATTCCCAGGCGCGACCACGGTGCAGCACCGGGGCGACCTGCTTATCGGCGCCGATCTTGGAAGGCGTCAGGCTGGTGGTGTCGGTCAGACGCTCGGCATCGCCCGTCAGGTCGGCGTCCCAGTTCGGAACGGTGACATAGTCGCCGCCTTCATTGACGTTCAGCACCTCGGCGGCCTGGACGACACCAGAGTTAAGGAAGTCCGACCGGATGGTAACGGCCTCCTCGATGTACGGAGTGAAAATCTCCGGGATGATTACGTCAGAGCGCAATACGGCCATTGGTTTGAAGCAAAGGGAACATGCGGCCGCAGGCCAAGATGGGCAGCCGCAGGCTCACCCTTTAGCGATAGGTTACCGCTTCGCTGCAGATTTCAACTGATCGTAGAGCGCCCGATTGGTGCGGAACAGTCGCCCTTGCTCGGTGAGGCTGAATGTTTCCTTGTCGAATGGGTTCACGGTGCCGGCCGGGATCCCAGCGGGGGCGCCGCCACCACCACCGACGGGGGCACCACTACCGCGAGGGGCTGGAGCCTTGAGCATCCATGCCGGGAGGTTCGACTGTGCCCAGTCCTTCACTGGCGTCCGCTGGAGGCCATCAACGACGACGACAGACCCATCGGGGTCGCGCTCGATTCGATCCGCGGGCAGCTTGAGCTTTAGGACGGCATCGGGGTCGTGGACCAGCTCGGAGAGTGCGGAGACGGCAGGCGACACGAGCTCCAGTTCTCGGACCCGGGCCTGCAGGCGCTCAGCCTCAGCTTTCAGGGCTGCCGTGTCGCGGTCGTACTGCTCCTGGAGCTGCCGCTTGGCCTCCTCATACTGGCCGGCAGATTCGAGCTTCTGCTGCTCGTGTTCCTGCCGGAACCGGATCAGCTCTTGCACATCGACACCGTCAGGGACGGCATCGGCCTTTCTTTTGGCTTGCCGTAGCTCACCGATGAGCTCTCGGTTTTTCTCGGTCAGCTTGGCGATGGAGTCTTGCAGGTTCGCATCATCAGCCGCAGGCTGCTGATCGTTGGGTTGGTCGGACATGGATGAGGCCGCAGGCCAGGGACCGCCTAGCTTGCCCGACAAAAAACCCCCAGAGTTACCAGCTCCGGGGGTCGGTTCACCAATGAATCCACCACGGGCAGTCTAGGTCAGCTCCATTTTCGCTGATCGGCCCACCACGCGGCACTTAGCTTGCCCTTCGCGATGTTCTTAGCGTGCCGGGCCTTGAATGCTGCCCGTCGGGCCTTGGCCGCCTTTCCCTCGCCTTCCCGTGGTGGGCTGCCGCTGACGCCCTGCTGCCCGAACCGGATCAGCTTCACGGTGCTGCCCTCCTTGGCCAACACCACATGGCTTTTGGTCGGGTGGTTCGGCGTCCGCTTGGGCTTGTTGTAGCCCTCGAACGTCTCGCCGCGGTACTCGATGGTCATTTGCGGCCCCTTGGCTTCCGGGTCTTGCCGGCTTCCGACAGGGCAATGGCGATGGCCTGTTTACGGCTTTTCACCTTCGGGTTAGCCTTGCCCGTGCCGCCAGACCGGAGCGTGCCAGCCTTGTACTCGCGCATCACCTTCGTGACCTTCTGCTGGGCCTTGCTCGGCTTCTTGGCCATCACGCACACCACCAACAGGCTAGTTTTCCAGCCTCAGCACGGCTTGGCCGATCGCTTCGATGACTTGCCGGCAATCGATGAGGTGGGGAAGTAAGGCACCTTCTTCGGCTTCTTAGGTGTCATCTTCTTCGCCGGGGCCTTCGGTTTCTTCGCTGCCATTCTCATCCACTACAGGCCCTCTGAGGTTACCTGCTATCCGATCCAACGCCCGTCCCTGCAGCTGCCTCGTGGCCTCGATCTCGGCATCAACGTCAAAATCATCAACGAACACATTCCCGGCCGCCAGCTGGATCAGCAGCGTCTCCTGCGTGATCTTGCCGGCCTGCTCCAGCTTGAACAGTGCCTCAATCTCGCCCGGTTGCAGTCGTGCCGACACAAAGTCCCGGTCGACCATAGAGCTTCCACCGTCCTGGCCCAGGTAGAGGCCATGGAGGCGGAGGCAGTTGTCGATCAGGTCCTGCAGCGACTGCGCCACCCTCATCAATGGGGCATCCCCTTGGCTGCGGTCGATCGCCTTGGCCACGCCTGACTCCTGGAAGCCCTGCTGGCCCAGGATCGCGGCAACACCGAGCTGGTTGATCTGCCGTTCGATCTCCTCTAGGTGCTTGAACTGGTACTGGTAGCTGTTGCCTGCGGGTTCGACGTACTCCAGCCGTGCATCAACCGGCAGCACCGTCGCCGATTCCGGCCCGCCTTCGATCTCCTCCACCGAGGCCGGCACGCCATAGCCCACGAGGCGCGGCACTGCCGCTAGGTGGAGCTGGTTCGATAGGTCGCTGCTGCGCTGGTATGCCTGCAGGTTGAGCCATGCGATCTCCTCCAGTGCCGGATGGGACTGGTAGAGGCCAGTGCGGCGGGCATAACCGACCGCGAATGGGATTTCGTCCAGTGTTGTGGTGCCCTCGGCCACCAGGTCAAACTGGGTGCCCCTGCTCGATTGCTTCCGGTACACCCGCCACCGGCCGGGCTCCAGTACGCGGACCTGATCGACGATCTCCTCACCGAACTCGCCATAGGGCACCGTCAGGCGCTCGAACAGCCGGAGCTGCGTGAGCCGTTGAGTGCCGCCGATGGTCTCATGGCGCCATCCGATGATGTCGCGGGGGCTATAGGCGACCCAGTAGGGCCGACGATCACCATCGGGCCGCGGCTGGCCTCCAGCGGTTGCCAGGTCAGCCTCATCGGTCGGGAAGTCGACCAATACCCCGACGTGGCCATAACGCAGCATCGTGACCGCGAGCTGACCGGCGAAGACCTGCAGGTTGTTGCCTTGCGAGTCAACGTCGTAGAGGTGCTCAAGCATCACCTCCGGCGTACCGTCGAGCCTGATCTCCTTCCGCACCAGCATCCCAGCGAGGCGCTGCTCCATCCCGTCGTAATAGGGCGGCAGGACGGAGAGCGATAGGCGCCGCTGGTAGGCGTCGGCTGATTCCTTCTCCTCTGCGGGCAGGTACTCGATGCCAGTGGCGCGAATGGCCAGGGTGCCACCGACGAGGGTTTCAGGCAACCGCCAGCGCGGCTCCATCTGTTGCCATGCGATGCAAGGCTGCTCAACGTTGAGTTGGTTGGTGCCCTGCGTCTGCAGCAGGGGACCGGAGATGGTGCCGCGAGGCGGAAGGTACTGGGCCATGGCCTAGGTTGCCGGGCTATTCATCATCCATCAGGTCGAACAGCACCGCTTGGCCTGAATCCTGCTCAGGTTCACGGGCCACCTCAAGATTGCGGACCGCCTGCCGGTAGTAGCTGGGCTTCAGCTCGATGCCGACCCCACGCCTTCCGGCCTTGACTGCTCCGTAGACCTCACTGCCGACGCCCATAAAGGGGGTGAGGACGGTTTCGCCTGGGTTGCTTCGCAGCGCTACGGCCCGATCAATCACGTCCAGCTGCAGCGGATGCACGTGCTTCTCATCGTCTGGGTCCTTGCAGTCCCGAAACGGCAGAACCCGGCCCATCCGCACGTCGTCCCAGATGCTGGAGGCATACTGCCGCCAGATCCAATGGCTGTAACGGTTGCCGGTCTGCTTGCCCTTGTGGCCTCTGAACTGATGCAGATCGGCAGGGATCGACGCCTCTCCAGCGTATTCATCGAGTCCAGTGGGATGGGCGATCGGCACCGGATTAGACCCTGCACGGCGGAAGATCAACAGATAATCAGCGCTTGCCACTCCGGCATAAGCTGAGTCGTCCACAATCGTCTTGTGCGCGAGGTTCTTGGTTAGGGTTCGGTTCCTGACCCATAACGGCTCCTTCCAGATCGTATGCCTTGCGATCATCCGCCAGCCGTGGCGCTCGTGCAGCTTGATGATGTCGCCAGGTAGATCAATGAGATAATCCTGGCCACTGTTGCCGCTGGGAATGTCGGTGCAATGCACAGCAGAGCAGCGCCCTGGCATCGTCACCCGGGCCAGTTCTTTCACCACGTAACCGTAGTGATCAAAAAACCCGTCGTAGTCGTCGCAGTTGCTGATATCGCGCTCATTTGAGCTGTAGTGATACAACCCACCGAAAGGCGGGCTGTAGATGCTGAAGTGGATTTTGGCGTCTGGGAGGGATTGCATCACCTCAATGCAATCGCCGTTGTAGATGGCGTAGCCATCTGTGATGACTTGATCGGTTACAGCCATGGTGGGATGGATTCGGGGATGGTGTAGGGGTTCACTCGATTGATGCCAGCTGCCTGTCCCATCTCTGAAACCAGGCGAGAGAACATTTGCTCGGCTGACCTGGCCTTGCGGGTCAGGTTGTCCATAATACGACGCTCACCCTCGGTCAGGATCACGTCGACGGTCACGGGACGCTTCTGGCCAAAGCGCCAGCAACGACGGACCGACTGATAATACTGCTCAAAGCTGTGACTAGGGAAATATGTGATGTGGTTACAGTGCTGAAAGTTAAGACCCCAGGCTCCGATCTTGGGCTTAGTGATCAGGACTCGGGCTTTGCCATCAATGAACTGCATGAACCGGTCTTCTTTTTGCTGATCAGTGTCAGACCCAGAAACCTGAACTGATCCTGGAATCAGATCAGACAGCAGGCTGCCCTCTTCGTTGAGGTGGCACCATATCAGCGCCGGCTCACCTGTGCCGTTGACCATCTGCGCCACCTGTTCGCAGCGATCCTGCACGGTGCGCTTGCGTTCTATTCGCTGCTCCCTCAGGTTGGTGGCAGGAATGGCGAACAACATGCCCTCGGGTGGTGCGGACACGTCGATCAGGTGGTCGCGTTCGCGCAACTCAGGCAACACAAAGCGGCCATCCTCAAAGCCAAGGTCTGATGGCTTACGGCAGGCCCTGGCCCAACTCGCAACCCAGCGCCAGAACGGAAACTCTGCGTGACCCTTGAAGCGCCATTTAGGAGCCTCGCCATACAGGCGGCGGGTTGCGCAGTTGTTTTGATCATTCTTGAAGAACTTGGCCAGCATGTCCATATGGCCCATGTACCCAAGCGCTTCAGAGCTTGTGCCCAGCTCAATGTAATCATTAGGCGCAGCGGTTGCCGTCGCCAATAGTCGGTAAGGAATCTTGCGCATGAAAATCGTGATCTCTTGCCGTCTCGCACCATCAAAGCCCTTGAGGATGCTGGACTCATCACACACGACACCGCCAAAGTCGGCAGGGTTGAAAGCGGACAGTCGCTCGTAATTGGTGATGACAATACGGCCAGCCACGGCCCCATCACTGGACCGATGGCATTCGATGCCGAACTTTTCGCCCTCGCGGACGGTCTGAGCTGCCACCGCAAGGGGCGTCAGGATCAGCACCGGCTTACTGGTATGACGGGCCACATTTTCGGCCCAGGTGAGCTGCATCGCGGTCTTGCCTAGGCCGCAATCGGCGAAGATCGCGGCCCGGCCCTTGCGGACGGACCACTGGACTAAGGCCTGCTGAAAGTCAAACAGTTGCGGCGGCATGAAGACGGGATCGAACCCGTGATCAGCGCCGGTATGGAGCTTGCGCTCTAGAAACTCGGCGTAGGTGGTGGCCATGGTGGGTGGTGGTACGTTGTCACTCTAAGGCATACGGTTTACCTGCGCCGCTGCTGGAGGGCGGCGAGGTCCAGCGCAGCACGCCACGACTCATAGTCGCCGTAGCGGCTGCTCGGGCTCCACGGTTGCCGCCAACGCTTCAAGGCGCAGTCGGCGACGTTGTCCCAGTCGAGGGGGGTCATGCTGCCCTCCGGCGACGGCGTACCCAGCGGGTGAGGCGCACGGCGACCACCAGGGGCCAGACGGCCCCAGCGAGCAGTGCCGCGGTCCATTCCTCCCACCGTCGCGCCTCACGGGGCCGCACGACGGCCGCCGCGGTGAAGGCTGCCGCCCAGCAGTAGATCTCAAGCATCGGAGGCCTCCGGCTGGGGGATGGATGCGACTTGCTCCCAGGCGCACATCGGCGACCGAGCCCACACAGTGCCGTCGTTACAGGCGGCGTACATGTTGTCAAAGGCGGCGCACATCGCCGTCACCACGCGGGTCGGGGCCGGCGCAGGCGGTGGGGTGGGCTGGGCGGCTTGGGCAGCAGCGTTGCGGCTCCACCACGGCTGGCCGGGGACGATCAAGGTGTAATGGGCATATTCGCCGTTTTCCGGATCTTGACATAGACCCGTCTTGATCTTCACGTCTCCATCCGAGTCAGCATCCTCCGCCGTCGGCAAGCGGTCGGTGATCCATTCGCTCATGGTGCATTGGTGAACGCCCCAGCACCATAGCACCGCAGACCCACCCCAGCCCACCTAGTACACCCTTCGCATTCCCCGCACCACACGCCCCGCACTGCCGCGCTCCACGGCATACCGGCGGTGCACCACATAGCCCAGCGCATCGGCCATGTGGTCGTGGCCGGTCTCCTTGTCCGGCACCCCCTTGTCGTCGTATGCCTGCAGCTCCAGGCTCTCGATCGTCTTTTTGCACCTCGGATGAATCCAGAGGCGGGTCTGGCCGTGGCCGTTCTCGAGTAGTGCCTGCACGGCCGCGACGCGATCCCGGATCGGTGGGTTCGCCGCGGGTGACTGGTTGCTGATCCCGTAGCTCTGCAGGATCGCCACATCCGACCGGCTGGAATTGGTCGAGCGGTTCGCACCCGAGGCGTCAGGATGGCCGAGGATCTGCGCTCGTGGGTAGCGGCTGCGGATCTCCTGCCCCATGGCATCGGTGTCATGGGCACCGGCGATCTCATCCCAGACCCACAGCTGCCCTTTGCGCTCGACTGCCAGTACGGCGTTGCAGTTGCCGACGTTGAAGTCGCAACCCATCAGCAGGGCCTCATCGTCCAGATCCGGTTCGTCGAATGCGACGACGTGCAGATCCCGCCGGAACCGGTCGTAGACCATCCCCGCGGTCAGGTTGACGAACTCACCGTCGAGGTAGGCCCGCAGCAGATTGGGGTCGTAGTTGGCTTGGAGGCGCTCGATGAAGTCCGGCGGCAGGTGTGGATTGTCGGTCGTGCGCATCCGCACCAGACGACGATCCGCCCGACCGTCGGCCTCATCTGAGGCAAACGTTTTCCACATCCACCGGAAGCCCTCCGGTGTCGAGGCTGCCGCGAACTGGCGGACGTTACCGGCCCGGAGGCGGCCGAGGATCTTTGGGAACGCCCGTGCGGCGATGCTGGGCGCAACGGTGTCAATCTCGTCGGCCAGCACCCACGCGAGGTTCAGGCCGATGATCCGGGTCCAGTTCTCAAACGACCGGCACAGAATCTTCGTGGCCCCACCCGGGAGCATCAGCACGTATTCCGGCAGGGGTGATGACCGGAAGGTGTAGGGGATGCCGTAGGACTCCAGGAAGCTGTCAAACTCCGGCAGCCAAATGTCTCGGATCAGCGGCCCTGTGGGCTCCAGGACAGCGCCTTGGAAGCCAGGGTTGAGCATCGCCATGGCAACCGCCTTGGCACACA